ACTATACCTCCTCCCACTGCTGAACCGTCCATGCCTGAAGAAGGGCTACAAGGTGAAAACAACGAGGAAGCAGCCAATGGCACACTTGCTGAGGACATGGCAGGTCGACCAATACCGTCAAGATCATTGGGACCATTTGCTGCCGGTGACGACCAAACAAACCCCACACGAGCAACACTAAACAATTTGTTTGGTGCCAATAAAATTACACCCAAGCCCAACGAACTCAGTAAGTTTGTTTCTTACACTTACAGTATCAGCATGTATATTCTAGGTCCTGAAGAGTTTAAAAATATGGTGCGCACAAAGCGCAAAACAGTTCCCGGCAATCAACTACTGATGCAAAGTGGAGGAGCACCTGTGTCATCGGGACTTACCACTACATCAAGTGTTCCGCTGTCGTTTGACGTTGAAGAAATGACCAGTGCATTGTTAAATCCTCAACAGGCATCACTGGGCAGAAATCAATTTTTTCCTTTGGATTTTTATATTGAAGATGTAAAACTTGAAGGTGTATTAAATGGCAAAGGCACCAATTCTGCACACAACACTACCAAGATGACATTTAAAATTGTTGAACCCAATGGCATCAGTTTACTAGACAATTTATATGCGGCAACTCAACAGTATGTTGGAAAAAAGACTGGCGGCAAACAAAACTATTCAGCACAAAACTTTTTAATGGTAATTCGTTTTTATGGATATGACAGTAACGGAACACTAGTCAAAGGGTCGGGTACCAAGAGTCCAGATGGATACAGTGATTCTAATGCTATCATTGAAAAGTTTATACCTTTTCAATTTACCGGGATCAAATTTCGTATTGCCAACAAGTTAACTGAATATGAGTGCGAAGCAGTTTGCCCACAAAATTTAATTGCTTCAGGTCAAGCCCGTGGAGTAATCCCTTATAATGTTGAATTAACGTCAACCTCTTTAAAAGAACTGTTGGTTGGCAATGCCAACTTCTCGACTATAAATCAAACAGGCGGCACCAATGGTAGGGAACCAAGGTCAGACACTGGCCCTCAATATTCTGCCGGTGCTGGCCGTGGAAGCACAGCCGGGTTACCTCAAGCACAGCCCGAAGAAGGTGTAATGGTAGTAGGAGAAAACGGAGTCGAAGGAACTAGCACAGTGGATGCTGGTACAAGCCCAACTCAAAATTCAGCTCCGCCAAAAGCCAGTGCCGCGCCTAACCCGACTATTGTGTCTGGTCTAGTCAATGCATTAAACAAATACGAACAAGAAAAAGTTAAAAAAGGAATTTTTAATGTTCCTGACCAGTACGAAATTATAATCACTAATTCAATTTTAGAAAGTGCTAAAGTTGTTCCTCCTGGCCAGACCAATAAAAAGAACACTCCTATGATACAGGCAACCAGTGCTGATCAACAGGGGCTAGGAGAAAAACAAAGCATGAATACCACTGGAAAAACAACTAGTATTCTAGCAGGTAAAAGTATTGTGCAGTTCATAGATGAAGTAACAAGAACCAGCAGTTACATCACAGACCAACAGATTAAAATTATCGACCCAGTTACAGACAAAGAAAAACCACAAGGTGTTCCGGGCAAGATCATGGGCTGGTACCGAATTGGTTTAGAAGCAACTCCTATCAAGTATGACGAAAAGCGCAGAGACTATGCATATAAGATTACCTATCAGTTGAGCCCTTATGCTGTCAGCGATGTTAAAAGTGATTACTTTCCGAATAGTGCATTTAAAGGAACACACAAAAAATATAGCTATTGGTTTACCGGCGAGAACAACGAAATACTAGATTTTAATCAAGACTACAACTATCTCTATTACATTGTTTCTAACACTAAACAAAAACCACCCACTAGATTAGTTGATTATCGTGAATACGAAAAACGTGCATTCCAGCCTCGAAGCAATCAGACTGATCAGGGCATTGAAGGTCGTGTGAATGAACCAGGCGCCAACGCTGCCGATTACTTGTATAGTCCAGCCGACCTAAGCAGAGCACGATTGACCATTGTTGGAGATCCAGCATGGATTCAACAAGGAGAATTATGGTCGGGTGTTGCTGGCTTAAGATTCAACTACGGACCTTTCTTACCTGATGGAACTATCAATACAGAGAGTCAAGAAGCATTGTTTGAAGTTTCGTTTAACAAGCCAGTTGACTATAATATGAACACAGGTATAATGGACCCTGGCACACAGAACTACAATGCAAATCGCAGTATTGGACGAGCTGGAGATGCAAGACACAGTTATGTTTACAAAGCAGTTAAAATTGTCAGTAACTTTAGCCGAGGCCGTTTCACACAAGACTTAGAAGGTGTACTAGTTACATTTCCTGTGCCAGACAATTTGGCACAACAGATTGCTGACCAAAACGCTGAGTCAAACCAGCAGGCAAGATCTACATCAGCAGGCACATCTCGTACAAGAAGTATGTCTGGCGCAAACTCTGAAGAGGTTGACAACTCAGCTGAGGAGTATGATGACACTTACAATGAATCGATAAGTGATGACACCGCCGGAGATGAATTGGACACCGGCAGTGAATATTACGATGACCAAGAACCCGATTATGCTGAAGCAGATGAGCCACCGGACTCGGGAGGCGAAGATGTGGGCGTACCTCAGGATTTTCAAGCTGAGGAAGAAGACGGAAATGTCACAGAAGAACCGTCACAAATTATGGATAGAGAGTACTAATGGCTGATAATATTCAACGTACCAAAGGCCGCGGTGCCGGCTATAAGTTTGATCGCGGAGGCACCCCTACTGAGTTTGGGCCGTACATTGGCAGGATTATGAACAACGTTGACCCCACCAGGTCAGGACGACTGCAAGTTTATATTGAACAGTTTGGCGGAAGTAACCCTAAAGATAAAAGTCTTTGGCGTACTGTAAGTTATGTTCCGCCATTTTACGGAGTTACTCCTCACACAGGAACTAATGTTGGAACTGGAACATTTACTGGCAATCAACAAAGTTATGGCATGTGGTTTACTCCTCCTGACGTTGGTACCAGAGTTATTTGTATATTTGTCGCTGGCGATCCAAACCAAGGATATTATATTGGGTGTGTTCCTGAAGAAGGAATTACTCACATGCTACCAGCAATTGGCTCTAGTAAAAAATTTCAATTGTCAGACAGTCAGAAAGCTTTGCTTGGATCAGCTACACAGTTACCAGTAACAGAAATCAACAATACCAATTTAAAAATTTCTGAAAATCCACGATTCTTTGATCAAGCCAAGCCAGTACACTCGGTTGTTGCCGCAGAAATGCTACAACAGGGATTAATTAATGATACCGTACGTGGACCAATCAATAGCAATAGCCAGAGAGAAAGCCCGTCAAGCGCCTACGGTATAACAACTCCCGGTCGACCAATTTATCAAGGTGGACTTGCTGAATCTGATATTAAACAAAAATTACAAAGTGGCGCAGTAAGACCACAAGCCTTAAAAGTAATTGCTCGTCGTGGTGGTCACAGCATTGTCATGGATGACGGAGACCTCGAAGGTAAAGATAATTTAGTTCGTATTCGGACCAGCAAAGGCCACCAAATCACAATGAGTGATGATGGCAATTGTTTTTACATTGTGCATGCCAACGGTCAAGCCTGGATCGAGCTAGGGGCCGAGGGCACAGTTGATGTGTACGCTACAAATTCTGTAAACGTCAGAACACAGGGAACTATTAATCTTCATGCAGACAAGGATGTTAACATCTATGCCAAGGAAAATTTCAACGTAAAAAGTGGAACAATCAAAATTGAAGGTGACAAATCCTTTGACTTGCTGTCAACCAGTGCTATCAAAATGTACAGCAAAGCTGATATTGGAATCACTGCCGACGGGTCACTGGTGCTTAAAAATGGCAGTTCAGGTGGATGGGATGCCGGTGATAGTTTGGTATTGGTAGCAGGCACAATTGATTTAAATGGTGGTACTGCACCCTCTCCCCCGGAAAATCCAAAACCGTTTACAGATTACGAGCTACCAGATACTTCGTTTGGCCCTTCAGGATGGACGTCAACTCCGGGTAAACTTAAAACAATTGTCACTAGAGCACCCACACATGAACCTTGGTCTGCACACAATACAGGGGTATCTGCTGATGTGAGTTTTGATGGCGAAGGTGGAGATGCTGGCGGCGGTGATGGAACAGCAACAGACGTTGCTGGTGGTGATGTTGGCGCTGTAACAACAACGGACATTGCAGGCGGAGGCAATATTGAAACTCCTGCAGAAATGACAGTAACAGAAACTAACAATCAATTAATTTCAAACCCAATTAATTCAGCAGACTTCCTAAGTCAATCACCTGCTGAAATCAGCCTAGGTAGCTTGGATAAAAGCCAGGTTACTGGATTGTTAGCATCAGCATCAGGAGCGTCAGGACTTAAATTAGACTCAGTTGACCCTACAAAAGGTATTGGCAAGTATGGACTGAGTCCTAAGCAATTGGAGTCGTCGGGCTTCTTAAAGCCAGGAACGGTACAGCAATATCTGTCAGACCCTGCTAAACTACAATCAGTGTTGGCAAGCCCAACAGTTTGGACTGGTAAAGGTGGTGTAGGTAACTTGAGCAAGTTGTTGTCCAGCGATAAAATTCAAAATATGGCACAGCAAGAACTCATGACAGGGGCACTAGCAGGGCTTAAATCTTCAGGATTGGCCACAGGTAAAGAAAGTCCAGCACAGCTAGCGGCTCTTGTACAAAGTACAACAAAGTTTGGACTTGATGCTACCAAAGCCTGGAGTAAAGGTAATGCACCAGCAGCCATTGCTTCAGAATTTAATAATCTAGCCAAGAGTGCTAGTCAAGCCGCATCGTTTGTTACTGCCAAAGCTGGCGAGCTTGGTGCAGTTGGACAACAGGTAACAAATGCAGTTGGCACAGTAAAACGTGCAGGCCTTGACAAAGCATTAACAAGCATACTTGGTGATCCAAAAATTCCAACACCAAAATTTGGCTGATGATTTCTAAAATCCACCAACCTCACGAAAAATAACCAATAAATAATAGCATGCCTACATTTATTGGTTTCAGTACTATCAATCAGTACAAAAAGTTTACCCTGGTTGACTTTGAGTTAATCAAGCAAGACCTGTCAAATGCTCTCAACATTCAGCAAGGTGAGCTGCCTGGCCGCCCAGGATATGGTACTATAATTTGGAGTTTTATATTTGAAAATCAGACTCCTGAAACGGAACGTGGTATTCTTGCTGAACTACAACGTGTAGCAGGTGGTGACCCAAGAATTTATCTGTCAGATGCATCAGTTTATCCACAGCTTAATGGGATACTAATTGAAGTTGCAGTACAAGTGGTAGGAAGTTCAACGGCAGAACGATTGGCCATATTCTTTGACCAAGAAACTCGTAGAGCAAGTTTTATCTAAAACTACTCAGTTTATACAAACCATAAATATGAAAACAGTGAGAGAATATGGCAAAGACAGCAAGACAAACCGCAATATTTGGAGTTGAGGACTGGAAAAGATTATACCAGACCTACCGCGAGGCCGACTTTCAAAGTTACGACTTTGAAACACTACGCAAGAGCTTCGTTGACTACCTGAGACTTTATTATCCAGAAACATTCAATGACTACATTGAAAGTTCGGAATTTATTGCATTACTTGACGTTATGGCCTTTATGGGTCAGAGTCTTGCATTCCGTAATGATCTAAACACTCGCGAAAACTTTATGGACACCGCTGAACGTCGTGACAGCGTTGTTCGTCTTGCCAATCTTATAAGTTATACTCCAAAGCGTAACGAAGCCGCTCAAGGATTGTTAAAAGTATTCTCTGTGTCGACCACAGAAAATGTTGTTGACTACAACGGAATTAATCTTTCAAATGTTACCATTGATTGGAACGACCCAACAAACCCAAATTGGTTTGAACAACTAACACTGATTATTAATGCCAGTCTAGTAGACAGTCAAAAATATGGGCGCCCAGGCAATAAACAAACGCTTTTAGGCATTGATACTTCTGAATATGCAATCAATTTAGTACCTGGGTTTTTGCCTGTCATTCCTTATACCACCGCAGTTGACGGCGTCAACATGCCGTTCGAAGCAGTCAGCGGCACTAGCCAGGGCAAAGACTACATCTATGAACCAGCACCTCGTCCTAATGGCGTATTCAATGTTATGTACCGCAACGATTCGCTGGGGTTTGGCAGTGAAAACAATGGATTCTTTTTCTTATTTAAACAGGGTGTATTGCAAAACCAAGACTTTAACCTAGCTGAAGCACTTCCTAACCGCACAGTCAACATCAATATTGAAGGTATTAACAACCAAGACTATTGGTTATATCAACTGGATAATATTGGTTCTATTGCCACTGAGTGGAAATATGTTGAAAGTGTCTATGCTGCCGCACTTGAACAGCTTTCTCCTGATCAACGCAAAATTTATTCTATTACAAGTCGAACCAATGATCAAATCACCATGACATTTGGTGACGGAGTATTCAGCGAAGTCCCAGTGGGCTTTTATCGTACCTATGTTCGTGCCAGCAATGGATTAAGATATATCATTAATCCTGAGGAAATGCAAAGTATTTCCTTGCCTATCAGCTACATCAGCCGCACAGGGCGCCTGGAAACAATTACATTCACATGCGGTATTACAACTCCAGTAAGCAATGCCGCTCCTCGTGAAACCATTGATGAAATTAAACAACGTGCGCCTGCTCGTTACTACACACAGAACCGTATGGTCAACGGCGAAGATTACAACAACTTTCCGTTTACTTTGTATAATAGCATTATCAAAAGCAAGGCAGTGGCACGGTCTAGTACAGGCACCAGTCGATATGTAGATTTTACTGATATCACCGGCAAGTACAGTTCCACTAACATTTTTGCATCTGATGGCGTACTATATCGTCAGAACGTATTGCCAAGCTTTGACTTTGCTTGGATCAATCGCAACGACATTGTTGATACTATTGCTAACAACATAGAACCAATTCTTCCTGGCCGCAGTATGCAACAGTTTTACTATGCGAATTATCCTCGCCCAAGTTTATCTGTATTAAATTTTGCCTGGAACCAAAGCACAACTGTGGTTAGAGAAACCACTGGATATTTTTATGTTGGCACCCCAACCTCTCCACAGTCTATTGGTAGCTATGCCAGTAACAATGCCAAATACTTAACACAAGGATCATTGATTAAATTTGCCGCTCCGTCAGGATACTTCTTCGACGCAAACAACAAGCTAGTTGCTGGAGTTCCATTACGTGCTGACGAAAAATTAATTATCTGGGCAACAATCATGGCAGTGGTGTTAGACG